CAGCCGCGACTGCTAACAAAATATCCCTAGAGATATCAACTTCAGCACCACGAGCAACCACAACCTGCATATGAATAAGTTGTCCAGCAATCTTCCCAATAGTCTCAGAAGGTTCACCCTCGCTCATCTTTTGTATAAGAGCCTCTTGAACCTCCGGGTCTAAAACAAACTCCTCAATGTTAGACATCACGCTCTGCGCTTGTTCGTTCTCTTCTGCTGTAGCAGGTTTTGTATGTCCTTGTCCAATCATTAGACTTGCCCCTGTTGAGTAGAACGAATTGGTGTGGCAGGTGTACGGTTTACTGCTGATGATCTACCCCTGTTTGCTTCTGGTATAGGCCCAGATTTAATTTGCATAGACCTACGGCTAGGCGCTGTGTATCCTGCGCCTCCTCCACGTCCACCGGGAAGGTTGCCATGATATCGTCCCGCAAGTTCAGGATAACCGCCGGACTCAAAGCCACCCACATACGCTCTTCGTGCGGCCAATTTCTCGTCTGTGTCATCGAGCATCGCAAGAATGGTTTTAAGCACGTTGCTCGTAGTCCACATAGCCATACCGGGGTTATCAGCCCACATCTTTTTATACGCTTCCCAACCCTTTCTACCTAGCTGGGCCAACTTACTAAAAAATGTACCCTTTTCTGATGCATCAAGATGTGAAATATTACCAGAGCCGGGAAGGAATTGATTAGGAGAATACTGTTGTGCTAACCTAGGATCAGGGGGAAGAGTTGATAGTCCGGGGCCAGTCCCTCTTAAAGTTTCAGGCGTCCAAGTTGAGCCACCCATTACTTGATCAGCGGCGGCTTGGTTAATTGAAGCAACATCAGTTAAAGCTGTGGATGCAGGATCAGTTAAAGCGGTGGTTGCCTCAACTCTGGGCATCTGCAACCAAGCGTCAGGAACACGTCCGGCGGCGGCAGACGCATCACTTATTGGGTTCAAGGAATCTAGAATCCCCTTTGCTGTATCTGTCCAACCAGCATCAACCGCTTGAAAAGTAGGTTGCATACGAGCGGCTGTTTCAGCCATAGAGTCAAGCGCCCAATTAGACGCTGGCCCTGCGGCTTCTGCACCCGCTGGCATTCCCATACCATCTATCATCCCTGTTGAAGCAACGTCTGCACCTGCCTGTCCGATCATTCCAGTACTGGCTATGTCTGCGGCTGGGAGTACGTCTGCGCCGGAGAGAGCGGTAGCTGTAACAGCCTCTTGTGCTGGAAGTGCAGTCAGAGTTGCAGTCTCAGCACCAAGTGCCGCAGTTTCAGTACCAAGTGCCGCAGTTTCAGCACCAGCCATAGCTGTCATGTCTGTTGCGGCAGTCGCCGCTGTGGATATGGTCTGTCCTTGACCTACACCAGCCACCAAGGATTTACCCCAGTTCGTAATCTGAGGCCAACCTCCAGCTTGAAACCCAGTCATATACCCATAGCCGATATAGACTGCGGCGGCTACAAGCAATATAGGCAAAATCTTCTTAATAGCTTTCCCTATTCCCTTGATCGCCTTTCCTATAGATTTAACTATGCCACCCATCTATACCTCCTTGGGTAAAATAAAGCTGTCGCCCATTTTTATCGCACCCATCCTTTCATATAGTTGTCTTGTTCTATTCATATCACCAATACCAGACGTAATTCCTAGGGTAATTTCTGCTACACCTTTGTTTATTCTTGCCCACCGTATATAAGCGCGGAGTAAACTACTGCCCCATCCTCTGCCTTTATCTGTGACATAGAAGAACAGGTCAGTAGACTGTTTCTTTCTTGAGTACCACAATTGATGGGTGACTCCGATGAAGACACCCTCGACTGATCCAGCCACGTCTACCACATTAACTTGGTGTTCCGCAGATAGGATACATACTTGGAGATTCTTCCAGAGAATCTTATCGTCTATAGGAACATCCTTGGAGATGGATAACTGATGCGCTTCTTTACAAACTTTTATTATTTGCTTTATGTCACTGGTCTTAGCGACTCTAATCATTAGTTATCATTCAGCCGGTTCCTTCAGCCGTATATGTATTAGTAGAAGTATCGTCATCGTCAGGATTATACTTATCTTTCCAGAATTTTATCCATTCAGAGGGGTTAAGATTATTATCCCCAAATACCATATCCCAGATAAAGGCGGCGGCTTCTGCATTGTCTTCAATGTTTGCAAATATTTCAGCAAACTTTACCTTAAGCCCTTCCATCCCTAAGAACTTCTGTATATCTGCTACATACTTAGCGCTTTGGAATCCTACGTCAACTCCATATTTTTTTGAAGTCGCGTCCACATCAATCCCGTAGATTTTTGTAGCCTCATCTACATCAATCCCATAGATTTTCACGGCCTCGTCTACAGAAATTGCATGTGATTTCAAAGCCTCTTCTACATCAATCCCATATATTTTTGTGGCTTCATCTACAGAGATTCCATAGGTCGTTACATCAGCCGCTAACTGAGCCTTCCACCTATTGGTAATGTCATTAATAAGGGTGGCCTGAATCTGGTAACCCCCAGCAATATGGGATAATGTTTCCTGAATAGCGCCTTGAAGCCTTGTTTTCATCTGATCATAGTACGCAGTATTACGTAGCGTTCTATGACGTTCAAGCATCATCGCATCAGCCATTGCGATTGGGCCAGCTACCTTCATTACCTCACCCATCATGGCTTCTTGTGCGCGAGGCCCACGATTACCAAACTTCCTAGCCATGGCCTCAGCCGCTTGTCTAAATAAAGGGCTTCCCTTGTCTATAATAGAAGCTATTCGATTCTCGACTAACTCGTCATCCTGCACCTCTGCGAGAGTTACTCCTACAGGAGTGGGGTCATAGTCTCTATAGCCCTCGTGCTCTGGCCCTGCATAATCCGGCCTTTCCTCTGCCCCCGGAGTTACTATCTTATCAGGAGATTCATAATCGTCCACTCCTTGATAATCACCCGGCCCTTGATAATCACCCGTACCCTGATACGTCCTAGTAGTATAGTCTACGCCATGTGTTACTCCCTGTCCGGTAGTGGGGTCTGTATTAGTATCAACATATGTATTTGTATTTGTAGGAGTCCAATCAGTAGATAGTGAACGATCTCCTCCTGTGCTTCCCCCTTCTTTTTCCCAGTGATATTGCCCAAACTGTGCCTTAGTTGGGTTAGCCCCAAGGATATTACTCCAGTAATCGTACTGAGTTCCCGCTGTTTTAGTCTCAATTTCACCCCATACACTTCCTAAATCTGCGTACCTATCTACGTAGTCTTCCCAGCTAATATTAGCCATTACATTCCCCCTGTATCATCTCTTCAACCCCCGGTCGGAGTACTGAATGACAGCACCCTGTAATGTAACTGGCTTGTCGTATATTGATGTGTTCTTAATAAGAATTCCCATATTTTCTCCAACACCTTGTATTCGCGCTCTAGCCTTATCAACTACTGTTATTCCTAAACCGGGATTGCTGACGTCGTCCACATTCCATTCATCGTTGGTTACTGTAATATCATAGGTCGTTGACGTTGGAACAGTTGAGTCGCCATAATTAAAGTCTGGATATATATTTAGTGTGGTACTTGTATCAGCCGCCAATTCAAGGAGAATCTCTCTGAATCTCTTCTTAAGTTGCGGTGTCCCATAATGAAAGTAAGCAAGCCTGACAAATGCGGCTACTTCACCTCCATCGTATGAAGTACCAGAGTCGAGTCTCCTGACATAACCATCGTCGAAGCCCCCATATAGAACCTCATCTCCATTAGAATCTTCTGTGGAACACGCGCAAATAATCTGATCAAGCAGAGTAAATGGCATTATCCCTTCATTCTTTCCATTGATAAAAGTCATGGCGATGCCGGTCTTATCATCAAAGTACAGTCTATATTGATTCTTTTCTCTTACTCTTAATGCAGTCTTAATTCGAGCCTTGTATTTCTGTATTAAAGGATCAACCTTTTCAGAGATAATTGATTGTTTAAAATCACCGTAGTTAATAGTGGAACCCAGTGAAGTGAGTCCCCTATCATCTAGGAATATAGTCGTATGTATTTTTTGGACTGTACCATCCACTGCACCAGAACCAGTATAGAACGTAGTAAGATTCCAATCATCTCTGCTTGTTCCATACAGAATGAAAGTAGTGTTTCTTGCGAATACTGCGAGCGAATCTTTTGATTCGACATTTAACCCAGTAACAGCTTCTCCAACTATAAGTTCTGTAGAACCCATCGTTGTGCTCATGACAGTTGGTAATTGAAGTGCAGAACTAACAAGAGAACCATTTGTATAGCCCAAGAACAAATGATTTTTGTAAGCCTCTACATGACTAGGAGTATCAGCATTAGTTATACCTGTTCTTATTTTTACAAAATTAGTTCCATCGAATTCAAACGCATTATCTACCCCATTAGCACCATACATAGTTTGTATTCCCTCTTCACCCTCGAAGTTGAAATTAACAAAATCGTACTTACCTCCGGGTTGGAGCGTTTGTGCGTACTGTGTTCCATAAGCATTCGCTAAGGTCTTTGCAGATGGCTCAGTTGCCCCATTAACTTCCGCCCTTTTTGCTCCAAGGACGTGTATATCTTCACCATCAGTCCACGTACCTGTATTACTAGTGATGGATAAGTAACCTGAAGCGTCATCTGTTGTCCACCCTCCTGCCGCAATCGTAACTATTTTGACTGTAGCTGTCTCTCCAGAAGTCGCACCTTCTACTGTGTCTCCCTTTAAAATCTCTACTGTACCTGCGTCAAAACTTAAGGTAGGACTGGTTAATGCTTCATTATCAACGTATGTCCCAGTCACGTCTGTTAAGACAACAGTTCCTTCCGCACCAACATCCCAGTTACCGTAATAGGTAAGCCCCGCTACAGTTCCTGTAGCACCACCAGCGCCAGTAAGTACAGACCCTATAACCATTTCACCATTGCCAGTCGTGCCATCAAAATTCAAAGCTGTGCCAAGGAGAATCTCTGTCCACCCAGCAGTCGTAGCCTTATACATAGCCCCAGTAGCACCACCTGTGTGATTCCTGAAAGCATAGAGATCACCTAAGTATCCCCATACCCCAAGAACATTCCCTTCACCGGGTACTTTAGTTATAGTCTCCCTCTTTTCCTCTATACGTTCTTGTAGTTCAGAAACTAGAGTAGAGTCGGCAGTGGCATCCCTCAATACAGGGGGGCCATGTGCTAGGCACGTGGCATAAAGCCCCATTATCCTACCCTAAAGACTGATAACTGACCATAATGCATTTGGAAATTCTCAGAGTTACTTGCATGCCCGTTCTTAACTTGGGCAAGGACATCTGTATAGTCGGTATGTCCTGTAGTATCAATTATTCCAGAAGCAGACACCATATTCTCCAAGGTAGCAACCACTCTTTGAACCGCGCAATCATAGCCGGGGTATACCACAGAGCCTCCATCTGCCTGAGTTGCAATTCTGAACGTCCATATTACTGTGTCCGTTCCAGTCTGTGCGAAACTAATACCTAGATTAATCATGAAGAATCCTTTATCGTATATCCTGATCCTATCATTAGCAAAATCTGCATCTGTTCCCACTGTTACTCCGACAGTTCCAGTATCATCAGGCCCATTAGCCCCAACTGAATCAGCATTCCAATCTATAGTTGCCGTTGCTGTTGATGCTACCGCCTGACTTGCTGGTGTTCCCGCTGGTGATTTTATAGTTCCATATCCACCCATACCAGATTCCACGAACTGCCTAACCATCTGGGCTGTAATAGCACCAGTAGTATTATTTGCAAAACTAGTACCAGTTAAAACTGATCTTTCTTTTCTTAAAGCTGTTGGTGTTCCCATTAGCCAAACTCCACATTGAATGAAGCGCCAAATGCGCTATCTGTATTTAGAAAAAATATAGTCTCTCCGTCCTCAAGCGTTCCACTTGTAACAGTAAAGTAAAGGTATCCTTCTGCATCATTATCTATGAATGCCCCAGCGTCAGTAACTATTTCTTCTACAGTTACAACTAAAACCTGACCTATGGCCCCGCTAGTTTCTCCCTTAATCGTACTCCCAACACGAGGTATCTGAAGATCAAATGCTATACTGTATGCACTATCAAAAACAGAATCTTTCGCGCTACCAAGGGTGTATGGTATTCTGTAATACGTTATTGCAGAAGGTAAGCCAGTACCATCATCCCTCTCATACCCGTCGAACCTGCGATAGCGTCCACGAATATCAACTTCAAAGTTATTAGCGGCAATACATTCTCCCGGCTCTAAAGAGAGTGCCGGAGTAATAATATTTAATCCACCAGCAAATGGAAAATACTGAGAACCTACAGCCGATCTTGCTAACTGTCTAGATAGACTCACTGAGGAACCACCGTGTAATTAGCCAAATCCTGAACCAATGAGAACCTTCTGTTTCTTTGGCCCGGAAGTTGGTCTGCCTCTAGTTTTAATAAAATATCAGTAAATTCTGTAATTGCCCCAGATAAAACTTCTGATGCATCGTTCTGCTCTCCATAATAAATCTTAGCCCTAGCTATTATTATCCTATGAAATCTTACTGGGATTACAGATACATCACCAGAGGCAGATAGTTCAGTTGGTGTCGCCCAATACTCTGATGAAATAGCAGTGGTGGAATCAGGAGTTGGATAAACATCAATTACATTATTTGGCTTTACACTAAAAACTTCTGGTACTCCAGTATCAACTGTGCCATATTTATAATCTTCCCTGTATTGCAACCATGGAACAAATGCCAGTGGTTGGTAACCAGCGGCAGTAGGATTATAAACAACAGAATCTGTATTCCATTGGGCAAGATCAGTTGGAGACGTTAACGTAGAGACTCCTGCACTTGGAGTAAGTGTCGCTTCTGACCACAAAAAATCCCAGTTAAACCACATGCGTTGTACATCTAGATCAGCATCCTTTATATACCTAACAACATCCTTTTCCTCTTCGGGAGTTGGCGTAACAGTAGACGGCCCTGTGCCGGGAATTCCTACATCCCTCGCCATGTCTTGACATAATTCTATATAGGTGCTCATTTTAGATTTCTCATTATATCGGTGACTACTCGATCAGGTTTAATATTAGCGGCACACAATGCACCACCACTCTCTTCATCTCTGTTACAAGTGGAGAATCCAAAATGTAGTTTATGACAAGGGAAACAAGGACAATTTTCTGGTTCAAACGCAGTTGTATTTGTCCAATGCTTTGTTAGATTTTCATTAGAGGAATGAGAAAGAAATACGCATTTATGGTTTGGTAACATACTCGCCGCATTTAGAACGCCTGTCTCTGGGCCTACCACAATGTCGCAATGAGGTAGTAACGCAAGAGTTTTTCCTATAGGCAATCTACCGGACTTAAGAATTACACGCTTTTCCTTTTCCCAACCAACCTCTAATAATTGGCATAGATGATCTCCAACCATTATTATAGAAACATCTTTTCTTTTTATTAAAAGAGCGGCAATTACATTGTCTGTCCAAGGGTACACCTTATGAACAGACGATCCAGACAAAGACCACAAAATAAGATGCCTTGTTTTTATTTTCTTCCTCTGTTTCTTAGCCCAACTTTTGTCTGAAGGTGAGGGGTGAAAAGTAGGACAGTGCTTAAACTCTATATCTGCAATCCTATGGGTTTCCTCAAGATAATTCTTATCGCATAACTCGTGTATTTCTTCTTTTGATAAATTATATCCTTCACTTGCCCCGACTCTAACTTTTTTTCCCTCTACTTCAACGTCTCTTGATGGGTTCAGGAGAAGCCGTCCCTCAACTGATTCAGATAATTGGACAAACTTATCAAAACATTCTGACATTTTGTCCCAATAATCTTTA